TTTAGATAACAGTTGAAACCCGTTAGTGTCTACAGCCTCACGAGAACCTGTGTTTACGTTTACAGTTGTATTCACACCACTCCTCTCAAACTGCTCCTTAAGCTTCTTCTTATTTAAGACAGTACCTACTTCATAACCTTCACCATAGATACGTGCAACTTCTCTAGCATCTTTACCGTCTTTATGTTGGTCAGTAACCCGAGCCCACCCGATCTTAAGAGCTTCCTCGTCACCTGACTGTATTGCCTTGACTAAACCTTCATTAGCATCTGGGCCTAACATATCAATAACATTATTCTGTGATTGTATGATAGCCTTAGCTTCTTCCGCCTCAAGCATAATACGCGCTTCAGACTCAACACTAGCTGCAAGATCATCCTCAGCAACACCCTTAGCTGTAAGATCCAAGGCGGCTTGCTTCTGTGCTTGTGCTATATCATACTTATCAGCAGCTAACTTTAAAGCAGCATCCTTAGCTGTCTTAGCGGCTAGGTTCTTAGCTTCCTCTGCCTGCTGTGTGTTAACTCTATCATTCAAGTCCTGTGCATACTCAGGATAGATAGGTGCTATCTTGTTAATGAAAGCTCTCTTCTCAGCTATAGTACCGCTAGAGACTGATAGGGCCTCCTGTTGCAAAGCAGTTTGCTGTGCCTGAGCAGCCTTAACCCTCTGCATCTCCTGATCCTGCCCACCACTCATGCCACCAGCCAATGCACGACCTAAAGAAGAACCAAGTAAACTAGCAGCTCTCATCTTAGCTGGGTTACGAGCACCCTGTGCTGCCTGAGCCATTAGTTGCTGTTGTAGGTCACCAGCACGTTTGTTACGTTGTGTAAGCAAGTCCTGTACTGAGGGGCCTTGTGTAAATAAACCTTGTTGTGCCATGATTAATATCCTTTCCACCAATCGTATATACCTGAGCCAATACTGGAACCTATGCCAGACAACCAACTACTACCTGCGTTCGTGCCTAGGAATGATGAACCAAGTGACGTAAGTCCTGTGAGCATACCATTATCAGTGTTAGCTAGGTTATAGTCTAACTGCTCACGTTGCATACCTTGACCAGTTAATGCTAACTCATAGTTCTGACGTAGAGCCTTAGCCCTTAGGTTCTGGTCAAAGGCGTCCGTAGTGGACTGAGCTGATAAACCAGCCAGAGCATTAGCCTGTGCAGCATTAAGACCAAAGGCATCTGGAGACATCATACCTGTGTCTTTACCAGCACCTATGCCCTCACCAGATAACCTAAGACCTAGGCGACCTGAGCCAAACATACCTTCACCCATACGTGCATTCTGACGTTGGAACTCAGGTTGCAATAGTGCACTACGTTCATCAAACAAGGATTGTGCTGTAATTGCTTCTGGGTCTGTAGCTGCTTCTTCCCCAGATGTATCAATACCTAAGGCATCTAAATCTAAGCCCATATCAGTAGCACTGTCGGTAGCGTCTGATCCCGCCCTAAAGGTCACTGGTACGAATGTTCCCGCGTCCCCATTGCCTTTAGGTATTGTAGCACCACCCTCAACTTGATTAGATAAAGGTTCTAAACCATCAGCAGTCCGTTGTGCATTGAGTGTAGCCAGTTGTGTATCATTCATGTCCTTATAGCCTGATGTCTCAGGGTTGTCTGACCAATACTTAACCTTAGCCTTATGTACTAGATCCTCAGTGGACATGCCTGCGTTAGCTGGGTCTTGTAAAGCAGCTTGATAGTTACGACTAACTTCTTCATTCATACCATAGCTATTCTGGTTCATGAATACACTACCAGCTTCCTTCCCTATAGCACCTAGGGGGTTAACTGCAGCACCTAGCATACCTAATACTGTGTCTGGCATTCCCAGTGTCTGAGCTTCACCCGTAGGGTAGTAAGCACCTGCACCACCCATGCCTACAGCGTCTGAGGTGGGCGTCTGCTCTACAGAACTCTGGAGATACTTGCTAGGATCCGCATAAACATCACCACCCCATACTGCTCCTACTGGTGCTGGATTATAGTCATTACCTGTGAATAGGCCCGTTGGCTGCTGCTGTGGTGCTATGATTGCTTCAATCTGCTGTAGTTGTGCCAGCACTGCTGCTTCTTCAGCCGCAGCAGCACGTCTAGCTGCACCATCACCATCACCAGTCTTAATAGGTGTGTTGGCTACTTGTTTTGTTGGTTGTGTCCAACTGTTACCATATCCATCATCAACACTAGGCATTATATTGATCTCCTTTAATTATACTTCAGCTTCTTGAGCTAACAAATGGGCTGCATAAGCATCTTTAACTGCTTGGGTGTGTACAGCCGCCACAATAGCTTGAGTCTCTAAAGGTTCGTTGCTTACATCATCGTTAGGTGCTATAACATGTCGAGAGAAGCTCTTGCCTCCAACGATAACTCCATTGTCTTCTACCCAAGTGGCATGGCGGCACTGTACGTGCTTGAAGTCGCCAACGATTTCTGTTTTGTCTAACTGTGATACTTTAATTAATGACATGGTGTTTACTTCCTGTTTGTGTGTGTAGGTGTCTAGCGTCCACTAGACGAGATTTGTTTATACTGAGTAGGTCGCTGTGAATTGTAGTTCTGCAGTATCTGACAATTCAGCATCATCCATATTAGACGTACCTGTAGCAAGGCTCCATACATAAACAACAATTTGGCTAGTATTTTCCACTATTTGCCCTGTTACACTTTCCCCTGCGCTTATAGCTAGTGAATCACAGCGTCCAAAGCTACATACGCTCCTATTACCTACAGTGGAGTTTGAAGCAAATGGCAATCCTAATATACGTACAGAACCGTCTAGAGTATTTAGCTGGTTTACTACAATATACCCTCTAACCGTCACCTGACGTCCTATCTTCTCATAATGCCCAACTTGGGAATAATAAGTAGGGCTTCCAACTGTCAGTGAACCAGTTACGTAAGGAGTCCATGTACCTTCTTCATAGTCGTCTAACGTATTACTAGTAGACAATACACCACCTGCGTTGACTGGGCCACCAAAGTCAACACCTGTGGCAGTTATGTCGCCAGTAAACGTAGCACCAGCTAAGTCAGCCTTTAGATTAGCTTCTGTGGTTACAAAGGCAGTTGTAGCTAACTGAGTAGTATTAGTGTCTGCAGCTGCTGTTGGAGCCGTGGGAGTCCCTGTTAACGCAGGACTAGCCAAGTCAGCTTTTAATGCAGCTTCTGTGGTTACAAATGCTGTAGTAGCTAGTTGTGTAGTATTAGTGTCTGCAGCAGCTGTTGGAGCCGCTGGTGTACCAGTGAACGTAGGGCTAGCTAGGTTGGCCTGTAACGCGTCATTGGCCTGTACAAAGGCTGTAGTAGCTAACTGGGTAGTATCAGTACCCGTAGCAGCCGTAGGAGCCACAGGGACACCTGTGAGCACTGCACCACTAGCGTTAGCCTTAGTAGCGCTGGCTGTTGCAATATCATTGAACTCATCGTCTAACTCAGTACCACTTAGGGTCTTGAGTGCGTCACCTGAGGGCAAAGCATCCTTAGATGCAAAGTCTGTTGCCTTGATGTAATTGGACATAATTAAAGTACCTTACCTTGTTTAGCGTATATGGATAGCTTCTGTAAACTCATAGCACCACCATCAATATCTGTTGTGAAACCTACTTGAATAATATTACCTGCCCCTCTTGTGGCTGACACATGTTCATTGATTAGCATGGAGCCTGAGTACTCAGCTATATTATACTCAGATGCTACCCCAGCGCCATACTCAAAGACAGTACCAGTGTCCAATGTAAATGTCTGAGTAAAGTATATGGGACTATACTCGTAGCCTATCTTAAGAGTAAACTCCTGACCAGTTACACCTACTGTAGTGGCTGTCAAGCGTTTAACTATCTTGTTCACGTTAGGCATGTCAAGATCAAAGAAGTTACTATAATAAGTCATTCCATACTTAACACCATTGTCCTGATAGCTTGAGTACTTAGCTACACCATTGGGTTGTGCAAAGTATAACTCTGAGCCGAGTGACAATAGAGCCTTAGGTGTTAACCTAGGCCACACTGTAGCTCTGAAGGAACCATCCTCCATAGGCACTCTAGTGTCAAAGCAGAAGGTTTGTTTAGATGCTGGGAACACTAGTAAGTAGAAAGCATTAATAGGTGAGTAGACTGACTTAACATTAGCTAAGTTTTCAATTGTTATTGCTTGTCTAATGTCATCACGTACATTCTTAGAGATGTCCTTCATTGGTTGAGACTTCTCTTGTACAGTACGATTCAATGAACGTATACCAGTGTTGCTTAGGAACAGAATGTCCTCACCAGTGTTCTGTACACTATCTCTAGCAATACAGCCAACACCTTCAATGACCTCAACTAAAGTCATACTTGAAGTAGTCATACCTAGTTGGAAGTTATCGTTATCACCGTAGATGATTACATTGTCCTTACAGAATATAATCAAGTAACCGTTGTGTGCACCTAAGGCTACAATCTCATCCATGCCTCTGGTGAGTACTGAAGAGATGTCTATGGAACCTGCAGTGCCTGTAGACCAGCTAGTACCTTCAAGTACATTGGAGAACCACACTGTAGTCTTGTTAGTGGACGTATCTGCAGTCCATAGACGACCATAGGCAGCTAGTACTGTGTTAGCGCTCTGTGAGCCCACTGTAGCGCCTGTATGACCTGCTATAGTCTCAAAGGTATCCGCTACAGTCTCATTAGTGTACACCAGTGGCAAGTAGTCACGCTGGAATAAGTAATGATGATCGTTGAGTGTAGCTGTCTGCCAGTTACCAGCGGATATAATGTCCGTAGTTGTTGGCGTAAGTGTAGTTAGGTCAGTAGTGCCCTTGAAGAACTCAGTAGCACTCCAAGACAACATAGTGTCTATACCAGCAATGTCCTTAAAGTTATTAAGGCCAAGTAAGGTAACACCTACGTTATCATCCGCTACAGTGTCCTTAGCTGTGCTCACGGGAACCCAACCCTTACGTGCACCTAAGCGACCATACTTGTCTATGACACAGTTGTCCGCATGTAAAGCAAAGCCGTCCTGTAGGGTAACACCAGACTCTTGGGTGTTTAAACCAAAGAATGCTGGTGCAGCTATGGAGGCTGTTAATAGTGGCTTAGCCATGAGCTACGGAGCCTCCCAGATTAGTTCCTCAGGGTGCTTACTTGCATCAATAGCTATAGCATCCGAGAGATAGTTATTGGCTAGTGCCTTAGCGGATACGGAAGTTACACCACCATCCTCACCACGCTCCTCAACAGCCATAGCATACGCTAGTGCTTGTACAGGCAAGTAAGGTACTTGCACTACATCATCATCCAGAAGTACATCAGGTGAACGCTTAAGTACATTGAAGAATAATTGATAAGCACCATCAGGTATAGGGTAGATGTCCACTGCAGTGTCACCATTAACATCTAAGCCATTGAAGACGTAGTACTGAGGTGAGCCTGTGGTGGGTGTGTTGTTGAGGAAAGTATTATTAAACCAATGTGGCGTCTGATACGTCATGAAGTTACTACTTGTGTTGTTTATCACATCAAGCACTGAGGACTTATCACCTGAGTTGACTAAGACATAGTTAAAAACACCAGTCTGAGTATCCACTGTCATAGTGTCACGTAGGTTTGACCAGTTCCATGCACTCTCCACCATCTCTATAGCATCATGTACAAAGACACCAATGAGTTTAGAGTAGCTAGTCTCAGAAATAGAACCTACCTCACGCTCACGTAGTCGTATGAGGATATTGTTTACTAGTTGCTTATACGTTTTCATTTAGTTGCCTTGTTACTTAAGTTTAATTGAGCCTAACTTGCCTGATACTAACTTAGTCAACAGACCACGCATACCAAACTTTACTACGTACACACCAATCACTAACCATTGATACCAATCTGGCATAGCCGCAAAGGACTCAAAGGCTGCTGTGACCTCTGCCTGATAACCTAAGAATGATGCAGCCAATGGGACTAGTAGCAAGGAAATCATTATCTCATCTAGGTAACTACTCTCCATCTGCTTCATAGCCACTAGGTCTAAGTTAAAGTCCTGTGTCTGTCCACTGTCCGCTAGCTTATGTGCTGCCTTAGCACTGGCTACCTTTACATCAGCCTCTGCAGCAATGCTTATGATCGTTGCTTCAGACTTTGCTTTAGCTATGTTATTCCGACCTTCAAGATAGGTATTACCTAAGCTTGTGATTGGTTCCAAGAAGCTCAACCATCCCATAACTTACCCTCTCATCATAAAGGCTGCACCAGTGACTAGGGCAGCTATTAGTAATCTCACGAACCATTCATTAGCACTGCTTGTCTTAGCACCTAATGCTAACTTGATAGCGTGTGTGTCTATCTCTTCACTGTGCTTGTTTAGCCTAGTGTCCTGTGTGTTGTTGTGTATGATTAGACCATCAATCTTAGTGTCTATCTCTACGAGCTTAATCATAGCATCAGCTAACTTGTCTATCTTAGCTTCCAGCTTATCGAACCTAGCGTTAACTTCCATATTCTTTTATCTCAAGTATAGGGCTACACCAAAGA